CCCGCCGGGCGCCCACCTCGGGCGCCCGGCCCCCGGAGGTGCACATGGCCACGCCCCGCGTCCGCGCCGCCATCGGCGACCGCATCCGCGCCGCAGCCGCCGACCGCCGCATCACGATCAGCCGCCGCAACCTCGCGGCGCTCGCCGACGCCGCCGCGTCCGCCGTCGTCGACAACACCCGCACCGTCCACCGACCCGGCGGAGACGCCCTCACGCCCAAACCCCGCGCCACTGCGGCAGACGCACGCGCCATCGCCCGCCGCATCGAAACCACCTGGAGCCAGACGTGACCGACCAGCCGTTCCCCATCCCCGGCTACTTCCTCGGCGACGCCGACGACGAATGGCTGCACATCGACCCCATCGACGGCCGGGTCCCGATCGGCGTCACCATCAGCACCGGGTACCGCGGTCGACGCATCGAGCCCGGGTACGCCGAGGAGGTCATCGCGGTCATCCGCCGCGGCTGCGGCCTCGACACCGCGCCCGACCGGCTCGACCTGGGCCCGATCCTCGCGGACCACTACGTCGCCACGACAGACCCGGCCACCGCCGACCGGGGCATGCTGTGCCCGGCGACCGACCGCGCAGCAGCCAGGGCCCGCATCGTCGACCGGCACGTCCTCTCGCTCCTCGCCGAAGTCACGATGCTGCGCGGCGACCTGGCCGCCGCCGAGAACGACGCCGAGCCCGAGGACGACGACCCGATCACGCGGGCCGCGCTCGCCGAGACCATCGTGGCGGCCGACGCCGAACGCGACCGGCTCGAAGCCGAGCTCACCGCCGCCCGCGCTGCGGTCGACGCGTGGATCGAGGACGCGAACAACGGCCTCGGCGCCGATCCCGGCGACCTCATGCACGCCCTGGAGAAGGCCCGCGTCACCCGGTAACGCAGCAGGCCCGCGCTGGTGGAGGTCAGCGCGGGCCCGGCAACCCTGGGGAAGGGCCCACCACCGTACGACCGCAGGAGCAAGCTGTGAAGAGCACCGACCCGCCGTACACGATCATCCGCCGCCACTGGGTCGACCTGCGCGCGGCGGCCGTCGCCGGCACCGCACACCCCCGCACCACATCCATCGCCCGGTGGATCCCGCCCGCCGTGCTCGCCGACCGCGACCGGCTCGCCCGCATGGAGCGCGGGGAACGCGTCGCGGTAGCGCCCGGCGAACGCCCCTGCCCTGCCGACCTCGACGCCGTCCAGGCCGCGATCGACGTCACCGCCGCCGTGCTCCTGGTCGACGACACCGTGCGAGAGCACCTCGGCCTCACCCTGTGGCTGCGCGACGAGACCCACCCGATGACGGTGCCGGGAGCATGCGCGGACATCGAGGTGCTCGTGCGGCTGCTCGACGACGACATGGCCGACTGGGTCGTCGACGAACTCCGGACCGCCGCCGCCGCGCTGCTCCGCGCGCTCGACATGGGCGACGACCCGCTCGTGCTCGCCGCACCCTGCCCGTCGTGCGGCGGCGCCCTCGTCCTCACCCCCGACGACCGCGTCGGGCCCTACGTCGTGTGCCTCAACACCACGCCGTGCCACGCGCTCACCAACGCGTGGCACCACGGGCGCCCGATCTGGCGCGAGGCCGAGATGCCGCTGCTGGGCGACCTGCTCAACGCCGCCGCGTCGGCCGCCTGACCCACAACGCAACGACGCCCGGCCGGAGTTCAGACCTCCGGCCGGGCGCCTCACCAACGAGATCCACGCAGGAGATCACCGATGGCTGCCACACACCCTACGACCACGCCTCGCGCGTCGTTCCTCTTCCGCGCGGCCTGGATCATCGTGCTCGCGATGATGCTCACCGCCGCCGCCTGGTCCATCTCACACCGCATGATCGCCTGGGGCATGCCGCCGCTGCTCGCGTACGGCGTGAGCCTGATGTTCGACGTCGCCGCGCTGCTGTGCGCCACCTACGCCCGCCGCGCCGTCGCCCGCGGCGTCGGCGCGCTCCTGCCCCGCACCGCGATCCTCGCGTTCGTCGGCCTGTCCGGCCTCGTCACCTACCACCACGGACACGCGGTCGGCGGCGCCCCCGCGGGCATCGCGTTCGCGTCCACGTCGGCCATGGTGGAGCTGCTGTTCGAACTCGACCGCCGCGACCGCCGCGACGCCGAGCGTGCCGCGCGCGGCCTGGTCGGCGAGATGCTCCCCCGCATCCCCGCGAGCGCCTGGCTCATGTACCCCGGCCGCTCCTGGGCCACGCTGCGCGCTGCCGTCGGCGTACGCCTCGACACCCTCGACCCGCTCCGGACCGACACCCCGGCTCGATCGGCCCCCACACGCGAACAGGCCGACGCCACCGTGCGAGCAGCCGTACGCGCCGCCGCCGCGACCATGCCCGACGCAACCGACGAACAGCTCGTCGGACAGCTCGCCATCCTCGGCATCCCCACCGACGCCGCCACCGTGCGCGAGCTCATCCCCACGCACCCGACCAGGCATGAGGACGCCCCGAGGACGCGTGAGGACGACACCGAAGACCACGTGAGGACGCCCATCCCCACGCGTGAGGACACCGCATCCTCACCGCCCACCATCGCCGACACCGTCCGGGAGTTCGTAGCCGCTGGCGCCGACTTCGACGACACGGTGCACGAGGTCCGCCGCATCCACGGACCCGTCGGCCGCAAGACCATTTGGAACACCCACAACCGCATCATCAAGGCGGCGCGCGCATAGTAACTGCCCAACTGTGTTATGCGGTGAGGCAGTTGCCCAACGCGTCAGCGGTCACGGCGCCAGCCGGCACCATGGGAAATCGGACCCGCGAACACACAGCAACCGAAGGATTTGGCATGGCCGAGAAACCTCCGCCGCGATGCACCTGGGGCTGCGGCAAGGACGTGCCCCTCACGTTCACCGCACTCGCGCCCGCGCACTACGAAACGACGACGAGCAGCGGCTGGGGCCCTCCGGGGCGGCGCTCGAACAAGGTGCCCGCCATCGTCACCCTGGTCTGTGGGAAGTGCGGTCGCGAGTCGACGTGCGACGTCGACGACGACTGGCGACCGCCGGCGGAGTAACCGGGCAGGCGCCTTGACCCGGAGTTATCCACAGGCGCATCATGTGTCGCACGCGCAGCATGCGCCCACACACCACCGAGAGCCCCGAGCCGACACCGGCCCGGGGCTCTCGTGCGTCCCCGGCGGGATCGCGCAACAGGCAGACGCACCCGGACCGTTAGCCGGGCACAGTGCCGGTTCGAACCCGGCTCCCGCCCCGAGTACGCCTGGAGAGCCCGTGTCCGACCCCGCGCCCACCGTCGGCCGCATCGTCCACTACGTCAGCCACGGCAGCCCCGGCGGCGAGTACACCTCGCAATGCAGGGCCGCCATCATCACCGACGTGCCCGAACACCTCGGCGACGAGCACGACCCCTTCGACGGCTGCCCCAACGACGGCAGCCAACCCTGGGTCGTCAGCCTGTGCGTCCTCAACCCGAGCGGCATGTTCTTCGCCCAAGACCTCGTCCAGGACGAGGACGGCGACACCGGCGGCACCTGGCACTGGCCCGAGCGCACCTGACGACCTGGAGGTGACCGTGACGTCGTTCGACGACATCGACCGCGGCGAGAGCGCGAGCGCCCAGTTCGAGATCCGCAACCCGGACCAGACGCCGACCGATCTCACCGGCCGCACAGTCGAGTTCGCGATCCGCCCCGGCGGCGACCTGGTCCACATCCGCAGCGGCGTCGACAACCCCGCCGGGTCCGTCGTCGTCACCCCGGCCGAGGGCCTGATCACGGTCACCCTCAACCCGGTCGCGACCGCCGCCATCGTCACCGCCACGTGGACGCTGTGGCTCGACCCCGACACCGACACCGCCGACGCCGTCACCTCGGGCACCATGCGCACCCGGCAGGTCGTGCCGCATGCCTGACCGCATCGTCGTCGTCACCCCGCCGATCCGGACCGTGCGCGTCGCTGCGGCCGGTCGGCCCGGCCCACCCGGCGAGCGCGGCCCGCAAGGCGAGCAGGGCGAACCCGGTGCCGTCGGTGCTCCCGGCGCCCCGGGTGAGCGCGGTGCCGTCGGTACACCCGGAGCCGACGGCGACCCCGGAACGCCCGGAGCGCCCGGCACGGATGGCGCACCCGGTGCCGACGGAGCCGACGGCCGATCCACCCTCGACGCCTACCGCGGCGAATGGGACATCGCCACCACCTACGCCGCCGGCGACCTGGTCCGCGTCCGCAGCACCGGCGCACTCGTCATGGCGCTGCGCGCGAACACCGGCATCACGCCGCCGAGCGCACTGTCCGGCACCTACCGCATCCACGCATCCGGCACCCCGAGCAGCCCCGTCGAAACCGACTCGACCGCCCTGGAGTTGGGCGTGCGGTTCACCGTGACCGAGGCGTGCGAGTGCACCGGCATCGAGTACTACCGAGGCGACGCGACCAACGTCGGCCCGCACATCGGCCGACTGTGGTCCGGCGGCGCCAAGCTGTCCGAACAGGCGTTCACCGGCGAGACAAGCAGCGGCCGACAACGGACCCTGTTCACCAGCCCGGTCACGCTCACACCCGGCACCACCTACGTCGCGTCGTACGCCTGCCCCGGCGGGCACTACAGCGTGACCCCCTCGGCGTTCACCCCAGGACCACTCGTCGCCGGCCCACTGAGCTGCACCCAGGGCCTGTTCAGCACCACCCTGAACACCGAGCCGGGCTCTCTGTTCGGGCAGCCCAGCTACTGGGTCACGCCCGTGATCACAGCCGACCCCGTCGGCGCCCTCGACTGGGCGCTCTGGACCAAGGGCAACCCGCTGTAGCCGCCGACCTCAACGGCACAGCGCCTGACCCCAGGCCAACGCCGTGCCCATGTCCACGCGCAGCCCCTCGACCTCCGGATCCTCCAGCCACACCGGCTCCGGGGCCAGGTGCCCGGCCGTCTGCGCCGTCCCGTTCAGGCCGTACCTGGTGCCGTCCGGCACCCGCAAGGTGATCGACTGCCCGTCGAGACACTCCAAGGTCCCCCGGTCGACCGTGAACGGCCACGGCTCGAACGACGCCGCGGTCACCTCCAGCGCATGCGACCGGCCGTCGTCGCCGTCATCCATCAGCGACCGCAGCCCGGCCGCCGCAACGATCGCCACGATGAGGCCGACGGCGATCAGCGCCAGCCACCGGAACCCGAACATGCTCTGCCCCACGACCCACCCCCACGCGGCGCCCACCCTGGTCGCCGCGCACACCGTGCCGGCATGGGCGCGAACTCGCCCGCGACGATGCGGACTTGCAACCTGGTTGGAGGTGCCGTGCCCCGACGCGCCGCGTCCGTCTGCCCCACTCCCGGCTGCCCCGCCATCACCGCCGGCGGGCGCTGCGACACCTGCGCCCGCGCAGCCGAAGCGAAGCGCGGCACCGCACGGCAGCGCGGCTACGGCAGCCAACACGAGACCAGGTTCCGCACCGAGGTCCTCACCCGCGACCCCGTCTGCGTCCTCTGCCGCACCAAGCCGAGCAAGCACGCCGACCACCACCCCCTCGACCGCCGCGACCTGGTCGCCCAAGGCCTCGACCCCAACGACCCGGCCCGAGGCCGCGGCCTGTGCCACACCTGCCACAGCCGACAGACCGCCCAGCACCAGCCAGGTGGGTGGCACGCCGACCAGGCCGGCACCGCGCCGCCCCCGGCACCGCCGTGCCGCCCACACCGCCCGCCGCCGTGACCCGCCCGGCACCCCGCGCCCGCCGCTCACCCAGGGCCACCCTCACCCTCGCCCGCAGGTCACTCAGCGTGACCCGGGGCAGGGGGAGGCCCCCGAGCGGCGCGGCGCTCAGGACCGCCGGGGAGCGGGCTCCCTGGTCTGGCGGGTTCAGAGCCTCCGGCGGTCACGCAACGTGACCCCGTTCCAGAGCCGCGCAAGGCGGCCCGATCACAGGTGGTCACGATGGCAAAAGGTGGTGCGCGTACCAGGTCAGGACCGGCGCCCGACCCGACGGCGCTGCGGCGCGAACGGGACCAGGGCGAGTGGACGACGCTGCCCGCCGAGGGGCGTGCCGGCGCGGCGCCGACCTGGCCGCTGTCCGATCTGACCGACCGCGAGGAACAGCTGTGGTCGGCGCTGTGGCTTCGGCCGCAGGCCCTGATGTGGGAGCGGTACGCCCAAGGCGTCGAGGTCGCCCTGTACGTGCGGCGCCTGGTCGAGGCCGAGGAGCCGAGCAGCCCCGTGAACCTCTCCACCCTGGTTCGGCAGATGGCCGATTCACTGGGGCTGACTACTCCGGGCATGCGCGCGAACCGATGGCGGATTGCCCCGGCCGAGGAGCCGGCGGCAGCGCCGACGAAGCGGACCAGGGCGAAGCGCACGCCGTCTGCGCGGGACCGGCTGAAGGTCGTGCCGAGTGCCGACGCCGGCGGCTGACGAGTACGTCGTCGACTGGCCCACGCTGTGGGTGACCTGCGACTGGATCGAGCAGCACTGCCCGATCCAGAACGCGCGGCTCGGCCTGATCCCGCTGCGCATGTACGACTGGCAGTTGTGGTGCACAGCGAACCACTACCGGGTGCGGCCAGGTGCCACGGTGGGGCAGCTTGCCCCGGCGTTCCACAACCGGCGGTCACAGGTGATCGCGCCGCAGAAGACGGGCAAGGGGCCGTGGACGGCGGGCATCTGCCTGGCCGAGGCGGTCGGCCCGGTGGTGTTCGACGGGTGGGCCGAGGGCGGCGAGACGTACGCGTGCCGCGATCACGGGTGCGGTTGCGGCTGGGTGTACGAGTACCAGCCGGGCGACCCGATGGCGGTGCCGTGGGCCCAGGCCCTGGTGCAGATCACGGCCTACTCCGAGGACCAGACCGACAACGTCTACAGGCCGCTCCAGTCGATGGTGCGGCTCGGCCCGCTCGCCGATGTCCTGCGTGTGGGCGAGCAGTTCGTGCGGCTGCCGAACGACGGCCGCATCGACGTCGTGACGTCGTCCGCGCAGTCGAGGCTGGGCAACCCGACGACGTTCGTCCTCCAGGACGAGACCGGGCTGTGGGCCAAGGCGAACGGCATGACCGCCGTCGCGGACACGCAGCGCCGCGGCGTCGCCGGCATGGGCGGCAGGTCGATGGAGTCCTCGAACTGTTGGGACCCGTCGGAGAACTCGGTGGCTCAGCGCACCGACGAGTCGTCGGCGAAGGACATCTTCAGGTTCCGGCGCTCGCCGCCGGCGGGCCTGTCCTACAAGAACAAGGCGGAGCGGCGCCGCATCCACCGGTTCGTGTACGCCGGTTCGGCGCACGTCGACCTGGACTCCATCGAGGCCGAGGCCGCCGAGCTGATCGAGACGGACCCGGGGCAGGCGGAGCGGTTCTTCGGGAACCGCATCGTGGCCGGCCTGGGCACGTGGCTGGCGGAGGACGTGTGGAACCTGCGCGAGAAGGACGTGCCGGTGCTGCCCCGCGCCCGGATCGTCCTCGGGTTCGACGGCAGTGACCTCGACGACTGGACCGCGTTCCGTGCGCAGACCCTGACCGGTCACCAGTTCACGCCGACCTACGGGCCCGACCGGCGGCCGACCGTGTGGAACCCGGCCGAGTGGGGCGGCCAGGTGCCGCGGCTCGAAGTCGCGGCGGCGCTCGACGAGTTGATGACCGAGTTCGACGTCGTGCGGCTGTACGCCGACCCGCCGTATTGGACGACCGAGGTCGACACCTGGGCCGAGAAGTGGGGCGACCGCGTCGTCCGCTGGTACACGCAGCGGGTCGTGCAGATGCACGCCGCTGCCGAGCGTCTCCTGACGGACGTCACGAAGAAGGACGCCACGTTCACGCACGATGCCTGCCCGCACGCCGCCAAGCACATCGGCCATGCGCGGAAGTCGGCCCGGCCCGGTCGGCGGTACGTCCTCTCGAAGGCCAGCGACGCCCAGAAGATCGACGTCGCCGTCTGCTCGATCCTCGCGAACGAGGCTGCGGGCGACGCCATCGCGGCGGGCCAGGCGGCAGAGACCACCCATTACGTGTACACGGCCTGAGAGGGGGCGCCCGAGATGGACATCGACAGCGCGCGGCGCCTGGTCGACGTGCTCGCCGCCGAGCTGACGTCCCGGTCCGGCGACGTGGTGAAGCACAACGAGTACTACAAGGGGAAGCATCCGCTGCGGTTCGCCTCGGAGGAGTTCCGCAAGTACTTCGCGAAGCAGTACGCCGGCTTCTCCGACAACTGGGTTCTGCCGGTGGCCGACTCGCCGATGGAGCGGCTCACCGTGACGGGTGTGCGGGCCGCCGGGGAGACGCGCGCGGACAAGGATCTGTGGGGCGTGTGGCAGCGCAACGGCCTGGACGCGGACTCCCAGCTCGGGTTCCTCGGTGCGGGCCTGGGCGCGCGGACGTTCGTCCTCGTGTGGGGCGACCCGGACGACGCCGACACGCCGTGCGTCACGTTCGAGGACCCCAGGCAGGCGGTCGTCGGGTACGAGCCGGGGAGTCGCCGGAAGCGGCGTGCCGCGCTCAAGCAGTGGCAGGACGGGAACCGCGAGTACGCCACCCTCTACCTGCCCAAGGAGGTGTGGAAGTTCCAGCGCCCGGGTCCGGGCGCCGAGCCGCGGAAGAGCGCGCAGCTCCAGGCCGCCGACGAGGTGCTGCGCGAGTGGGAGCCGCGGGACATGGGCGACGAGCCCAACCCGCAGCCGAACCCCATGGGCGTCGTGCCGATGGTGGAGTTGCCGAACCGGCCGCTGTTGGCCGACGACCCGATCTCGGACGTCTCCGGCGTGGTCGCCATGCAGGACGCGATCAACCTGCTGTGGTCCCAGCTGTTCACGGCGTCCGACGGGGCATCGTTTCCCCAGCGGGTGATCGTCGGCGCCGAGGTCCCCAAGACTCCGATCCTGAACTCGGAGGGCCAGAAGATCGGCGAACGGCCGGTTCCGCTGGAGAAGTTCGCCATGGACCGCGTGTTGTGGCTGACCAATCCCGAGGCGTCGATCTCGCACTGGCCGGCAGCGAACCTGACCGCGTACACGGATGTGATCGAGGTGGCGGTCGGGCACATCGCCGCGCAGACCCGCACGCCGCAGCACTACCTGATCGGCCGGATGGCCAACCTCAGCGGGGACGCGTTGATCGCGGCCGAGACCGGCCTGGTGAAGAAGTGCGAGGCGAAGCAGCTCTGGTTCGGCCAGGCCCTGCGCGAGGTGTTCGCGCTGATCGCTCTGGCGCGCGGCTCGACCGGGCAGGCGAAGGCCCTGTCCGGCGGCACCGTGATCTGGGCGGACGCGCAGTCACGCAACCTGGCCCAGCTCACCGACTCGCTCTTGAAGCTCAAGCAGATCGGGTTCCCTTTCGAATGGTTGGCGGCGCGCTTCGGCCTGTCGCCGACGGAGATCGTCGACCTGCTCGCGATGCGGAACTCCACCATGGAGCGCGCCATGTCCGGCGACTTCGCCGCGGTGATGAGCGGGCCCAAACCGCTGCCGGACGACGCCGACCCGGAGACGGACGATGCCGACCTCGGCGCCGCCTGAGGACATCGCGCTCGCCTACTACACGTCGCAGCAGCTCGTCGGCCGGCGCGCCGCCGAGACCGCGCAGGACGCGTGGCGCGAGCTCGACTACCTGGCGTTGATGGCGTCGTGGTCGGCGCCGGGCGGGCCGGGCGACACCATCGTCGACTCGCTCGCCGCAGCTCAGCTCACGGCGGCGGGCGCGGCCGACCGGTACATCGACATGATCGTCGCGGCCGAGGGCAGGTCGTCGGCGTGGGACGGGCGCCCCGATCCGGAGGCGTTCGCCGGGCAGGCGTCCGACGGACGGCCGTTGACGACGCTGCTCACGCAGCCGCTGTGGACGACGGGCGCGCTGATCGACGCGGGCATGCCCACGCAGGACGCCGCGGATCGTGGCCTGGCCCAGCTCATCCGCATGGTCGTGAGCGAGACGGCCGACGCGGGCCGCGGCGCGACCGGCGTGGGCATCGTGTCCAACCGCAGGACGGTCGGGTACACACGCATGCTCAGCCCGCCGTCGTGCCAGCGGTGCGTGATCCTGGCCGGCCGCGTGTACGGATCGATGAACGCGTTCAAGCGGCATCCGCGCTGCGACTGCGTACACATGCCGAGCACCGTCATGAACCCGAACCCGGGGCGGCTCACCGACGCCCGTGCCTACTGGGACAGCCTGAGCCCCGCCGAGCAGAACGCGACGTTCGGCGCCGGCGGCGCGCAGGCGATCCGCGACGGCGCGTCGATCACGGCGACCGTCAACGCCCGCCGCAGCCCATACACGACGTCCGTCTACGGGCAGTCGGTGCGGGCGACCCGCGAGTCGACGACCCGCCGCGGCTGGTTCTACAACGCCGAGCAGCGGCTGGCCGAGAGCCGCGGCCAAGGGCCGTTCCATGTGCGCGGCAACGAGGACGGCCTTCCCGCGTTCCGGCTGCGGACACCGCGGCTGCTGCCCGAGGAGATCTACAAGCAGGCCGGGTTCGACCGCGAGCACGCCCTTCGGCTGCTGCGGCGACACGGCTACATCCGCTGACCCGGCGCAACGCCGAGTCCTCACCCCGCAACGGGAGTTCACCATGGCACCGAAGCCGACCCCGCCCACGACCGGCCCGGTCACCGACCCGAACGTCGACCCCGACGCGAAGGTCGATCCGGTAGAGCCGGACGTCGACCAGGACGACGGCGACGACGCCGACCCCGAGGGCGCCGACCAGCTCGGCGACGCGGGCAAGCGGGCGCTCGACACGCAGAAGGAGAAGTGGCGGGCCGAGCGCGACCGGCGCCGCGCCCTCGAAGAGGAGCTCACGGCCGAGCGCGCGAAGAACGCGCCGAAGGATGGCGCCCCGGACCCGGAGCGCATCAAGGTCGAGGCCGACCGCGCTGCCAACGCTCGGGCGAACGCGCGGATCGTCCGGTCCGAGATCCGCGTCGCGGCGGCGGGCAAGCTCGCGAACCCGGCCGATGCCCTGCACTTCCTCGACACCTCGAAGTTCGAGGTGGACGACGACGGCGAAGTCGACGAGACCGAGATCGCCGACGCCATCGAGACCCTCCTGAAGGACCGCCCCTACCTGGCCGCCGCAACGGCACCGAGGTTTCAAGGCACCGGGGACGGTGGCGCCCGCAAGGGGAGCACCGGACCCAAGCAGCTCACCGACAACGACCTCAAGACCATGACCCCGGAGCAGATCGTGACGGCCCAGAAGGCGGGCCAACTGAAGGATCTGCTCGGCGGCTGAAGGGAACCCAATGGCAATCACCCGGTTCAAGCGGGAAGTGTGGTCCGCGAACCTGCTGGTTTCGACCCGCAAGGCGCTCGTGTACGCGGGGCCGACCATCGTCAACCGCGACTACGAGGGCGAGATCAAGGGCGCTGGCTCGACCGTGCGCATCACCTCGATCTCCCGGCCGACCGTGCGGACCTACGTCCCGAACTCGACGGTCGTCGCACCGGAAGAACTGAACGACGCACAGCGGACGTTCACCGTCGATCAGCAGAAGTACTGGGCCTTCTCGGTCGACGATGTCGACGCTGCCCAAGCCGTCGGCAACGTGATGCCGCAGGCCATGGACGAGGCGGCGTTCGCGGTCGCAGACGAGATCGACCAGTACGTGGCCGGCATGTACACCGGCGTCGTCGCTGCCAACGTCCTCGGCTCGACCGGGGCGCCGATCAACACCTACACGACGCCGACCGACGCCTACGACAAGGTGCTCGTTCCCCTGCGGACCAAGCTCAGCCGGGCGAACATCCCGACGGCGGGCAGGTACTGCATCGCCTCACCGGAGATGTACGCGTCACTGCTGCTCGACAACAGGTTCATCAAGGCGAACGAAGCGGGCACGAGCGAGGGCCTGCGCAACGGGCTCGTCGGTCGAGCCGCAGGGTTCGACATCTACGAGTCGAACAACGTGCCCATCCCGACGGGCGACATCCAGGTCGTGTCGGCCGGCGTCAACGCGGCGATCAGCTTCGCCGAGCAGGTCAACAAGACCGAGGCGTACCGGCCCGAGGGCGGATTCGCCGACGCGGTCAAGGGCCTGTACGTGTACGGCGGCAAGCTCATCCGCCCGGACCACATGGCCATCGCGTACATCGACCCGGCCTGACCGACCACACCGATAGGAGTCAACGCCCATGGCACGCACTGCTGTTGCCTATAGCAACTGGGTCCCGAATAGCGACCTCGCCGACCCGGCCGGGACCGCAACCAATGCCGGTGTCGGCAACGGCCACGTCATCCCGGCTGCCCAGCCGGGCGCCGACGCGGTGCCCGAGCTCATGGTGCTGCGCGTCGTCGCCGGCTCGACGGGCGGCAACGTCACCATCAAGGCGGGCACGCTGCCGCTCGCGATCGCGTCCGGCCAGGGCGACCTGGTCGTCGCTGTGGCGAACTCGGCGACCCGCTGGATCGGCCCGTTCGAGAGCGGTCGGTTCCTCCAGAACGACGGCTCGGTCCTGGTCGACATCGCGACCGCGTTCGTCGCGGGCACGATCACCGCGTTCCGCTTCCCGAGGAACACCTGATATGGCCGAGACGATCTACGTGCGCGGTGAGGGCGGCCAGATCATCGCTATGGATCTGCCGCTGCCGGAGCACCTCGAGGAGAGGTTGACCTCAGGCCGGATCAGGCGCGTCCACGAGGACGGCAAGCCGTACCGGGAAGACGAAGACGCGACCCCCGCTCGCCCCGCCGACAGCGCGGTCAAGGGGCTGTGGGTCGGTTGGGCGGTTGCCCAGGGCGCCACCCCGGACGCAGCCGAGGCGATGACGAAGCAGGACCTGATCGACACCTACGGCGGGTAAGGAGGTGACCCGCGATGCTGTCTCCTCTCGCGACCGAGCTCGACGCGGACCGGTTCGGGTACGACCTGGGCGGCCGAGCCGGGTCGTTGCTCGACCGGGCGTCGGCCCGTATCCGCCGCGCCGCCGGGCAGCCCATCACGTCGATGACGTCCACGGTGCGGCTGCCCGTCGAGCAGGGCGAGATCGTCCTGCCGTCGCCGCCGATCACCGCCGTGGTGTCGGTCGCCGGAATCAGCTGTGCCGGCGTCGTCGCTGCCGTGACCGGCTGGTGCTGGGACGGCGGCGACCGCGTGGGCGGCGTCGCCGCGGACCGCGCGGAGGTCACGTACACGCACGGGTACCCGACGATCCCGGATGAGCTGCTCGACCTGGTGTGCGCGGTCGCCGAACGCCTCGGGCAGACCACCGCCGGGATGGCGGCGGGTGTGCGCGAGGAGGCGATCGACGACTACCGGGTGGTGTACGCGGCCGAGGCCGTGTCCACTGCCAGCGGCCTGTTGCCCGGGGAGCTCGCGGCGTTGGCCGAGTTCGTGCCCACGGGGGAGGTCGCGGTGGTGAGGGCCCGATGAGTCTCGACACTCTGCTCGCCCGCGGTCGTGCTCGCGCGCGGGCCGTGATGGTGGACACGATCCGGGTCGAGCGGCCGGGCGTGCCGGTGCTGGACCGCGTCACGGGTCAGCTCACCGCACCGGCCGCGCTCGTGCTGTACGACGACGGGCCCGGCCGGATGAAACCTCAGCCGTCCGTCGGCCGCGAAGTCGACGCAGGCGAGCGGGAGATCGCGCTGCGCGAGTACCTGTGCTCGCTGCCGTGGGATGCCGCACCGACGCTGCCGATCGAGCGCGGCGACCTGGCCGTCGTCGTCGACAGCCCCGACGCGCACATGGTCGGGCTGCGGGTGACGGTCATGTCAGTGCAGTACAGCGCGACGGCAACCGCATGGCGGCTGGGAGTGGAGGACCGCGAATGAGCGACATCGACGTGAGTGAACTCCACGCCCTGGCGCGAGACCTCGGGCGGATCGCGCCCGTGGTGCGGCAGGTCCGCGACGTCGTCAAGAAGGGCGGCGTCAACCTCAAGAAGGACTGGACGTCGAACGCCGTCGCGACCGCGCGCAAGCACGGCAAGCACTACCCGCGCACGGTGTCGTT